CAGCGCCTTTCGCCGCGCGACAGAATCTCCTGCGTTAACTACCTGCATGAACGCCCGCCACGCCTCCTCCTCGCTCATACGTAATCCCCTGCCGTGAGGTCCATGCGCATCGCGCGGTTGTCGTGCAAGCCCGAGGTCATGCCACTGGCTATGCCCAACCCCTGCTCGGCGAACGTCAGGTTCAGCGCATCCGCCGCATCGGGTGACGCCAGCCCGCGCGCCCGCATCAGGTTCTTGCTCTCCACCTGCAACCGCCCATCGCTCAGGAATGAATACCGGGGCGCCACCAGGTCAGCACGCAACTCGTCATCGCGTGGCAACCGCACCGCGCGCGTCTCCAGCCATTCCCGGCACCTGACCCACAACTCATCTCTGAGCCGCGCATATCTACCCGTCGTGCTCGCCACCTCGGCCACGTTCACACCAAGGATGGGTAGGTTCTGCTCGTGGAGGCGGTCCACCACACCAGCGCCGATGCCGATCACGTCGATGACAATCAGCGCCGGGCGGTTGTGCCCGGCCGCGTCATACTCGGCCTTGACGGCACCGGCGAGTTGCATGGTGTCGATGTTGCGCCACCGCCGCGGCATCTCAGTGACCACGTTGCCACGGCGCTTGACCAGCACACTCGCATCATTGCCAAACCGCGCCACGTCCACGCCCCAGATCTCAACCGCGGTCATGTCCAGCGCCACATCGCGCACCATGGCGTCATCGACCAGGCTCGCGGCAATCAGCGTATCGGCATCGGCAACCGGGAACTCACCGAGCACCCTCACCCGGAAGGCATTGCTGTCGGTGCCGTAGCGCTGCTCGATTTCCTTGACGTAGTTCGGCGTCACCCGCCGGCTGTCGGCGCTGCTCACCCGCATGGTGAACCAGCGATCCCGCTCCATCACATGACAGCGCCAGAAGAAGCCGCTGGACCGCGTGGGGTTGCCGATTAGCAGCGTGATCGCACCCGGTGACGACATCGAGCCGCCAGCCGCCTCATACACCGCCTCATCGATGCCCGACGCCTCATCAGCAACCAACAGAACATGCGTTGAATGCAACCCCGCCATGGCCTCGGGCTTATCCGGCCGGCTGGTCCGCGCCGTGATGAAACACTCCTGATCGGCCTTCAGCGTGATGTGGTCAGAGGTGATATCCCACAACTGCCGCCAGCCCGGTGGCAGGCTGTTGAACCATTTCACCAGCTCCGGCCAGAGCGCATCGAACAGCTGCGGTGCGGTGGGTGCTGTCACCGCGACCTTGAACGGCGCCCGCGTGTTGGCGAACCATACCATGCACCACGCCGCCAGCGCCGACTTGCCCACGCCGTGACCTGATCGGATAGCCAGCCGCGTATGACCGCGCGCCACCGCCCGCAGCGCCTCGACCTGCCATGGGTCGGGATCGACATGCAGCACCTCACGCACGAACGCGATGGGCGCCCGCGCATACCGCGACATCGCCACATCGAACGGGTTGGCCGCCCTGGCAATGGCATCGGCCCAGTCCGGCGGCAGGGTTTCAGCGTGGCTCACGGACGCGGGATCATCTCCATACGGTCGATTGCGGATGCGTGATGACTTGGTATGATGTTAGCGACGCGGAATAACGTGGTTTCAGATGAAACCGGGGTTATTCGGTTGGCGTCGTAGGCTCATCTGGTCGATAAACGACGTAATTGGGTTCAACCGGCACCAGAGCGCCATCGGGACCGCTGCGACACGCATTGCAGAAAAAGTGAGCATCCAGCACTGTGCGCCGCTCTGGCCGCAAGCAACGAATACACAATGAAAACTCGGTCATTCCGTCGGCACCGGCGCATCGAGCAGGTTGGTTTCCTGCTGCGGCGCAGGCTCAACCTGTCCATCGATGAGCTGCGCTGACATAGCGCGCGCGGCGTTCAGATGCATCAGGATCACCGACGTTCCTGTAGTGCCGGCAATCTCCTGGCGGTCGGTCTGGCCGAGGTAATTCTTACCGAGCCAGATCAGCATCGACGTGTTGCCCTGCGCGGCCTGCTGCCATTGGTAGCGGCGTAGCGTGGCGCAGCCCTTGCCGCGGGCTTCCTCGATGGCGGTGGCTAGCGGCTCGTCGCGTTCGAGGCGCGCATGCAGGCCGCTGGTGGACATACCGACGAGCGCGGCGATCTCGGTGATGGTGCAGCCGATGGACGCGGCGCGGGTGACGACATCCATGTCGAGCTTGAACGGATGCTTGCCGCCCTCGCCCTTGGGTGGTCCGCGCTTGCCCTTGCCCATCAGGCGGCCACAGGAACGCGCTGTGCGGCCGTCTCGGCGAACGTGGCGCCTGTGGTGGCGTGCGTCGCCTGCTGGCCTGTGAACGCCTGCCAGCGCAGCACGGCTACATCCACGTAGGCGGGGCTGATCTCGATGGCGTGGCAGGCGCGTCCGGTCATCTCGGCGGCGATGATGGTGGTGCCGGAGCCGACGAACGGGTCATAGACCGCCTGGCCGGCGCTGGAGTTGTTCTCGATCGGGCGCTTCATGCACTCGACTGGCTTCTGGGTGCCATGACCCGTTTCAGATGCCCGCTGCTTATCGATGTCCCACACGGTGGATTGCTTATGACCACCATGCCATGACGCGGTCGATCCCTTGCGCACTGCGTACCAGCACGGCTCGTGCTGGAAATGATAGTGGCCCCGCGAGATGACGATGTGGCCTTTGTTCCAGATGATCTGCGCCCGCATCTCAAAGCCGGCAGCTTCAAGACTTTCAACTACCTGTCTGGCATGCAGACCTGCATGCCAGACGTATGCGATCTCGCTTGGAGATATCAGCCAAGCGTCCCGCCAATCGCTGCGGCCATCGTTGGTGACCGAGCCACGGCGCGCTTGCGATAATCCTCGGTCGACACGCCACGTCGGCTCGTAATCCACCCCATACGGCGGATCGGTGACCATCAGGTGCGGCTTCACGCCGGCCAGCGCGAGCGACACGTCCACCTCGCTCGTGGCATCGCCGCAGCACAGCCGATGGCGCCCGAGCAGCCACACATCGCCCAGCATGGACACCGGCTCAGCCGGCGTTTCGGGAACGTCGTCTGGATCGGTGAGGCCCTCGGTGCGATCGGCGAGGATCGCAGCCAGTTCGTCGTCGCTGAACCCGATCAGCCCGACATCGAACCCCGCCGCGCCAAGCTCGCCGAGTTCGAGCGCCAGCAGTTCCGCGTCCCAGCCGGCATTGAGCGCGAGTTGGTTATCGGCGATGACCAGCGCGCGCTTTTGGTCGGCGCTGAGGCCGGTGAGCGTAATGGTTGGCACCTCGGCCATGCCGAGCTTGCGCGCGGCCTCGAGGCGGCCGTGACCGGCGATAATGACGCCGGCCTCATCGACAAGTAGCGGATTGGTCCAGCCGAATGCGGTAATAGAGCGCGCAATTTGCTCGATCTGCGCCGGAGAGTGGGTTCGCGGGTTGCGAGTAGCGCCAGTCATATCAGTGACTTGGCGGTAGTTTATCACCAATTGGTTTAGAATATCCACTTTATATAACAATGTTAGTTAGTTTACATCACTCTCGTGGCCTGAGACAATCCACACCTATCCTGACCTCTCTCAACTGCCCAAACAGCATAAGCACGACCGTGGCCATATCGCCGTTGACGGAGACGACAGCGCCGGTCAGCCCGCAACCAGCCCCGCGCGCGACCACACAGGCCGCTCCAGGCGTCCACAGAGCGCCGGATGGGATGTTGGTGCGGCGAGAGGCTTCACCGGCCTGCAGACCTTCCACAGCGCCCTCAGCGAGCATGTGTGGTTTCAGCCCTGCCATGAGCAGCCGAGCCACGCCGGCTGTGGAGCGGATTGGCGCCCAGAGCGAGCCTGGGACCACGAACAGGTAGCCGCTGAACAGCGGCACTGAGACGCGATGGCGCAGCGTCGGCGTTGCGCGATCGCGGCGAAGCGCTGTGGTCATTGGCAGGTAGGCTGTGAAGCCCTGGCGTGTGAGGTTTGCGAGTGCCCATCGTTCGGCCTGGGGATGTGTTTGGCAGACGGCCCAACGGCTACCGCACGCGGCGATGTCGTCGCGGTTGTGGGCATCTAGCGACACTGCAACCGTGGCGTCAAGCATCAGTGCAGCAGCGGACCTGCGCGACCGAACAGCTCGGCGGCGATCCAGAACGCGATGGCGGCCCAGCCGAGGTGTGGTCTGGACAATGCCACTGGCCATGCGGAAGCGGCCAGGACAGCGCAGACGAACGCGAACACGAGCAGGATGAGCGAGATCACCACGCACCTCCGCGGAACACGAGGAAGACCAGGATCACGATCAGCACGAGGCCGAGGCCGCCGCCGTAGCCCCAGCCTGGGCCATAGGCGCCGAGGTAGTAACCGCCGCCACCGCCGAACAGCAAGAGCAGCACGACCAGGAGCACGATCAGGCCCATCAGGCGGTCCTCCTGCTTTGCGCCACATGCGCCACAAACTGCGCCACAAACCACCTCTGGGCGGTTGGGGTGCGCCACAAAACCCCCCCTGAAAGGGGGGTTGTGGCGCAACCGCCCTCCGGTGCGCCACAACGCGCCACAAAACGCGCCACAAAGGAGAGATAGGATCTATCTGTCATAGGCGTGCTCCGGGGCGTTTGGCATCGACCACGATGAGGCCGGAACGCTCCTTGCGCTGTGCCCCATCGAGGTACGTTGTGCGCTGCAACACGCCATTCCGGACCCAGGTGTTGATGACGTTGGCCGCCTGCTCGGCGGAGTAGTCCAACACCTCGACCACGAGGTTGCCGGCCCAGCGGGTGGCGGGATGGCGGCGGCTATCGGTGTATTGGCCGCCACCTGGCGTGCCGGCGCAGATCCGGTCGAGGATGGTGTTGGCGTCGAGATCCGTCATGTTGGCCCACACGTCGGGCGGCTCCCACGCCTCGACCACGCCGACCTCGTCGCCGCGCTGGTAGGGTGGCTGGGCGTTGTCGAGAGTTACGTCGGAGAGTTGGAACCAGCGGGCCTTGCCGGCGCGTTTGGCGAGGTTAGCCTTGGCGTCGTCCAGGCGGACGTAGCGGAGCCGCTCGTCGGCGGCGATGCCGAGGGGCTCGGCCTCGGCCTCGGTCATGGTGGAAAGCAGCAGGCCGATGCGGGCACTGTCCGACAACGCTTTGGCGCCGCGGGCGGCATCGATGCTGTCCACCGGGCCTTTGCGCACATGGTGGGCCAGGATCACCGCGCAGTTGCCGTCGCGGGCAACGCGGCGCCAGGCGGCGGCGGCTTTGACCATGGCGGGGTTGGAGTTCTCCTCCAGCGCGTGCGTCTCGGCGAATGGATCGACCGCCAGCACATCGATGTGGTTGCGACGGACCTCGGCGATGATGGCTTCCTCGTCCGGGTAGATGACTGAGAACCCGTCCGGGCCGGCCTCGGCGATGCGCACACCGCGATCGGGTGGCGAGATGAACAGCCGGTCCTCGGTGTCTGCGTCATGGACGTTGTAGTGGATAGCCAGCGCGGTGAGCCGGCGATCAATCTCGTGTTGCGGGTCCTCTAGGTTGAGCAGCGCCACGCGGCATTGCTGGTGGATGTGGGTTTTCAGCAGCTTGCGGTTGGTGGTGAGCGCCAGCGCCATAGCCAGGATCAGCGACGATTTGCCGGTGCCGCCCGGCGCCACCAGCAGAGTAACAAATCCTCTAATCAAATCAGTGCCATAGAGCCACTGACGATGCGGGATGTCGTGCTGGTCACGGATGTGCAGGCGACGCAGCGCAAATGGGTCGTTAGGTCGTGGGTCGTTGTCCACAGCCAGGGTCGGGCGGAACTTCGCGGTATGAGCGTCAACCTCCGCCACCATGTCCAGGGCAGCCTTCAGGTCGAAGTCGGCAGGCTTGGGATCATCTATCCAGCCGTCCGAGCCTGGCGGCCGGTAGGCATTGGGCGCGGGATCGTCAGCCATGACGGCGCCTCCTGAGCCATTCCTGCTGCTCGGCAATGGCGTGCGCTATCTCCAACTGGCGGAGATGCTGAAAGAACAGGTGGCGCTGTAGCTTGAACACCTCGAACGGGTCATAGCCTTCGAGTTGCTTGCGTCGGTCGGCGGCGAGGGTGCCAGCCAGCATTCCGCTGAGGGCGTCGGTGCGCGAGAGGGTGCCGTCCGCCACTGGCCGGGCCAGTTCGGCGGGCAAGGCATAGTGATGGGCCATGGACAAAGCTCCGGTTGACGGCCCCGGAGCATTCTGCGATGAAGAGGGTGCAGTTTCCCTTGTCTTCATCGCCTGATCTCCAGGCCCGTGGTTACAGCTTCAGACCGCCCCGTGTTTCCAGCACGGGGCTGTTCTGTTTCTAGACCATTGCGCAGAGAGTCGGAAGCGGTCATGCGGACCCTCCGTGCACGTCGTCATGGCATGCGATGCAGACGGCCCGCAGGTCGAACAGCTTCTCTTTGGCAATCCAGTCCGCCGAGCCAGGCCAGCAATCTGTCGGATACTTGAGATGATGGACCTGTATGGCTCCCTTATCCCCGCATCCCTCACATATGCCGCCGGCTCGCTTGAGCACGAGCGCGCGCTTGCGGCGCCACTCCGGCGAGATCAGATAGGCGTTGTATCGTTGCCACCAGAGTTTGCGTGATTCTTCCCGCTCGCGATCCTGTCGTGCCCACTCGGTAATACGCGCTTGGTAGTTCGCCTTAGCCTCAATCGAGCGCAGGCATGACTTGCAGGTTATCTCCGACGCCGCGCCCTGGTATCTGTCGCCTGGGCAATTGGCAGGCGTTTTGCCGCACATAAGCTGGTCGCGCTCGTCATCGATCCTATGCACCAGACCGACGCCCCAGCGGTGCGGATCAGCGCGCAATAATGGCACTGTAGCCGGCTTAATGCCGTGAACGGCATCAGACCACCGGCTCATGCCGCATCTCCGTCGATCGCCGGCTGGCGGTACGGCTCGATCGGCTCGGCACCATCGAACACGATGACCTCGACGCAATCGCCCACGCACCGGCATTCGACTTCGTAGCTGAACCCCCAGACCGTGATGCTGCCCTGATAGGCGCCATCGTCGCCGCGCTTGAGCAGCCGCCGCGTGTGGATCAGCCGCCCAGGTGGCGCAGGGGGCTTGCGCGCGGTCATGACAGCCGCGCCTTCAGTGGCACGCAGGCTTCGAGCAGCGCCGCCTCGACCTCGCCCAGCGAGCGGCACAGACACACCGCCGCCCCGCAATAGATCAGCCGCCGGTGCATCTCACGCTGATCCGCGCTGACCACGCCACGCCGACTCTTCAACTCGATGAACAGTGCCCGGCCGCGGTGGACAATCGCCAGATCCGGAACTCCGGGCACCACACCCATGCCCGACAGACGCTGTGCCACCTTGCGTGATCGCAGGCCGCCATTGGCTGGGTGGTAGAACGTCGCGTCGTCCGGCAGCGCTAGGCGCAGGAACTTCACCACATCGCGCTGCAGATCGTCCTCATCGTGCCGCCGCGCCACCACGGGACGCTCCGGCAATAGTCCCGCCTCATAGCGATCAACGATGTCCCTCATGGCCACAACCCAGCCGGCCAGGACCGCAATAGCGGCGCTGTGGCGCGTTCGGAACGGGCAACGGCCAACTCCCACGCCAACGCCTCGCGGGCCAGCCGCGCCTCCTCGCGCAGCCACTCAGACTGTGGGATCGCTTCACGCATCATCCGCACGCCCGCCTTGCACAGCTTCACCGCCACCGCGTTCACACTGCGACCCAGCGCCGCGGCGATCTCGGCGCGCGACATGCCCGCATGCCGCCACGCCACCGCGCGTTTCACCTCGGCACCGGTCCATGGGCGGCTCATCGCCGTGCCCGCCAGTGCCAGCGCAGCCGTTCGGCGATCATGCGGCACATTTTTGCCAGTCTCTCGCGCCAGCGCATGGCTGCTCCAGTGGGAGCCTAGGCTGCTCCTCCCGGTGTCTCTTGGCGGCAGCAATGGAACGCAGGGCCGTTGCCTTGCGTTCTAGTTCAGTCGCAATCCCATCGAGGAAATCCGCCGCGCGAAATGCCAGCAGCCGGCGGCGCTCAGCGCCCATGCCAACCGGGCCGTCGCGGTAGAACAGCCGGTGCATCCACCGCCGGGAGGTGCCGATCATCTCGCCGATCTGGTCCAGCGCCCTGAGCGTGCCGCGCCCCGTCCAGTTGGACGCCATCACGCAATCGCGCACGTCGGCCAGCGCCACCTCGATGTTGCGTTCGGTCTCAGCTTGGTGGCGAGCACGCTTACCTTTCGTCACTGCGAGTCCCCCAATTATCGGTGCTGCGTCAGGAGGTGTAATAAGTGCGAAACAGTGTGCGGTTTGGTACATTCCTCCGTCTAGGTGAGGGTGTGCGAGGTCATGCGGCCTCGCACTCGATGGATCGCGTTGCGGCGCCACTATAGGAACGCGGTCGTTGAACAATCCCCAACAAGTCGTCGGCAGAAATGCCGAACACCGCACTGATCTGCGGCACTCGGTTGCCGGGGATCGTCTTAGTGCGCCGCCAGTCGAGAACAGTCGTGCGCGCAACGCCAAGCATCTGGCCCAGCTTGGCGGGGCCTCCAGCGCGCTCGATCAGCGCATCGACGGTGATGGCTCGCCTGGCGTTCATGGCCCGGATGGTCGGACATTCCGACGGGTCGTGTCAAGGGCGCTTGTCGGGTTCGCCGACACATTAAAATCATTGACTGTTCAGACTGCGCCCATGGGCGATTCTAAGACCAGCGGGCGGCGCGTGCGGGAACTCCGAGAGGCCGAAGGGCTGGTTCAGGAGGGGCTTGCGGCGATCATTGGCGTATCGCGGTCAACAATCGCAGGGATCGAGACGGGCGGAGATCGTGGTGGGATCGTCACGATGGTCGCGATTGCTGACCATTACAAGGTGCCGCTTGACTGGCTTCTTGGCCGGAAGGTGCCGCCAGGCGGCCCACCGGTCGGTCAGTTCGTGGATAGCCCGGACAAACTCGCCTGGCTCCAATTCTGGGATAGCCTGGACGCCGCGGATCGCCGGGCGGTGCTTCGCATGCTTCGGATTCCGTTCCCCAACGAAGTCGCTTGACGGCCGGCCATGAATATCTGAACATTTTGTCGGACTAGCCGACTCTATCTGTTGACAACCGCTGTCGGAATGCCCGACAATGCCTCCGTCACCCCGGAGGCCCTTATGTCTATGCCGCCCAGCAGCCTCGTTGCCGATACCGTCGTCAGCCACCGCGCCGGCTGCCATTTTACCGATCTCCCACTTACGTTCGTTGCGCGCCCATGGGTCGGCGGCGACGCAGGGAGTCATGAGGGTGTAACCCATTCCGGCGACCGCGCAACCAAAGACACGGTTCCGCAACGTGACAGCGGCGTGAATGCGCCGCAGCCGCCTCAATATCCAAGATTCCCGGTGCCGCTCCCGCCCGGCTACCTGCCAGGGGTGGTGTGATGCGCGCCCAGCTACTGCGCGACATGCTCGCCGCCATCGAGGAGCACCGCCACGCCACCGGCAGTGACCGCGACTACTGGCGCGGCATCGCACTGAACCGCATCGCCGAGTTCCGCCGCCGCTACCTCCGGCCGGAAAGGCTGGCATTCGAGGCGGCAGTCGCTCGTTCGCAAATCAGGAGGGCAGCATGATCGATGCCGCGAGGATCGTAGCCGAACTACGCGCGCAGGAGTTGCTGACCGCACTCCAAGCCGCCGTCAACGGCGACAGCCACTGGCGCTACCGTGCGAGCGCGCTGCTGCGCTCGATCGCCGATCTCGAACTGCCTGAGCAGGTAACCGACGCCATGCGCGCGATCGACGCTCGCAAGCGCGCCGCCGAGGTGATGCAAGATGTGATGTGGAGCGACTGCAGTGGCTGACATATCCCCGTACAAGCTCGAACGCGCCATGAGCGCCGTATCGCGCCTCAAGGCGGAACTCGCCGAGCAGGACAGCGACATGATTCTGGCCAGCATCGAGAGCGAGACCAACGCGCTCGAACTGATGGACAAGGTGCTTGAGGCGGTCGTTGCCGACGAACTGCTGGTTGAGCAGGGATCCGCCCGCCTGAAACGCATCGAGGCCCGCGCCAATCGGCACCGCCTGATCCTGCGCGCGATGCTAGAGCAGATCGGCGAGAAGGTCGAACGACCGCTTGGCACGCTGTCGATCAGCTATCGCACGAAGCCCATCGTCACCGACGCGGGCCAGATCCCCGAGGCGCTGATGCGCCGCGCGCCGGACATGGCGTTGATTGCCAAGGCGCTGAAGGTCGGCCCGGTGGCTGGCGTTGAGGCGTCCAACCCGGCGCCGGTGCTCACTCTGAGGACAAACTGACATGAACGAGATCGCCACCATCGCACGCGCAGCCAATGCGCTGGTGCCTGCGAACATCACCGACGCCATGCACCTCGCGGAGTTCATGAGCCGCGCCCGCACGGTGCCAAAGCACCTTCAGGACAGCCCAGGCGATTGCCTGATGGTAATCGAGCAGGCGATGC